CACAACGGCCGTTACGGTTCGCTCGAACTTCCTCAATACATCGGCTCAAGCGGTGGGCAAGGTTGATACAGTAGCGACATTGCCGACAGTGCCAGTTGTTTTCGATCCGCTCGTCAGCATTGAAGCGGCTAGTGCAATCACTCCACCAGTCGTCTCGAAAGAGTACGCAGGCAGCATCATCATTCCGCCTGGTGGGTATGTCGTCATCCAGGGGAACGCGGCGGCGGCTGGATTCTGCTCCTTCACCTGGGAGGAAAATAATCAATAGTGCCGTGGTCCTCAGATGCTAAGTCGCGCAATGCGGTCAGGGGATGCTATGGTGCGGCGGGGAAGAACCCAAAGAAGCGTGCTAAATGCCGGAAGATGGCTCACCACGCTCGCCTCTGGCGTAAGGGACGCATGAAGCACAAGCGTACCCTGAAACGCTCGCGCAAGATGGCGAGGCGGCGTTGAGGCGTTTCGTTGTTGCGGGGGTCTTCGCGTTCTTGGTCAGCATCGGCGTTGTCTCTAGCGCAACCATCCCGCTCTATACAGGCTCGATCAACGTTCCCGCCGGCGGTACAGCTACGTTTGCTGGCGCACCCACGTTTTCATCGCTCCCGAATGAACCATGCCTTTCCTCGAATGGCTCTGGGACGCTCGTTGGAGGCGGATCCTGCTTTGGGCAAGGATCCCTAAATTATTATCAGGTCACTACCCCCTGTGCTGGAGCATCTTCAGATTCGGCGGCGATTCAAGCTGTGATAAATACTGCCGGAACTGCATCGGGCGGTACCGTTGTCCTGCCTCCCGGAACTTGCAATGTCCACGGTCTTGCCGTGAACTACAACAATGTCTTCATCCAAGGGGCTGGCGTCTCGTCGCCGGTTGACTCTACACTTCCGACAACTGGAACGGCATTGAAATATGACGGGTCAGCAGGCGGAACGATCATCACCTGGATTGCGGGGGCGAGCCCATGCGTCACCTGCAATCCTTACGGCGGAGGCCTCTCAAATGTTGAACTAAAATCTAACGCTGGCTCCGCGGCAAATGGCGTTGTTACAAAGGGTGGGTGGCTTCAGACCTTCAAAAATATCACCTTCGTGTCAGATGGAAACTTCAGCGCGAATGTTATTTGGTCTACGTTTGATTCTCGCCTTACTATTGGTGGTTCATCCTACCAAACGTTCCAGAGTATAAACGGATTGAACCTAGCGGCTGCTGGAAATGGTATTTGGTTCGACGGTTCCTATAATTCCCTTGTACTGGACTCTCACGTAACCGTCACAAACGGAAACGGTTTCAAGTTTGGTGGCGGAGTTACCGCAAACGACGAATCCGATACCGTTTCCCTCTATAGATCATGGGGCTCAGTTACCTCAGGAGGCACTGGAGCGGGGGTCCTCCTTAGCTGCAACTCTAATGCGATCTACATACATGATTATCTTGGCAGTACGTCACCTGCTGTCTCGGTTCTTGCGAAAGGCACGGCTTTTTGCACTGGTCTAACCGGAGGCGTAACAACGAACGATGTCATCTACGCCTATCAAACGTGCTGTAGTGCTAGCCTACCGACCATAGAAGCAGGGGCTGGCCTAACGTGGTTTGGTGACAATGGTTCGATCAACCTAAAGACTGGTGGAACCATAACGACCACTGGGGCGGTTGCAACCGGAGCACTTACCGTAACAGGTACCGCTACAGCCACGACGTTCTCCGGGTCCGGCGCAAACCTAACCTCAATTCCGAATAGCGCGCTCTCAAACTCGACCATCTCTGGCGTTGCTCTTGGCTCGAACCTCTTTAGCCTGACGCCTGGTACTCATCTCGCAGGTGGCGCGTATAACGGGAGTGCGGCAATTTCGCTCACGACTGACGCGACAAGCGCGAACACCGCCTCGACTATCGTGGCTCGCGATAGCTCTGGAAACTTCTCGATGGGGACACTCACGGCGAGTCAGGTGAACGCGACGAATGGTAACTTCGGGGATGGTGGCACGGTTCAGGCAAACTTTGGCCTTGGCTTAAACCTTGGCACTCGTGGATCGGCATGGAACAATACTCTTTTGGTTTGGGGACTCGCTGGAGGCGGTACGCAAGTCGGCGCGCTTTACGGTGCGAGCGCCCAAACGGTAAGCGGCGTTTCATCGACGTTCTTGGAAATGCGTACTCCTGGTGTGCTGTCTATGCTTGCCATTGATACCTCAGGTGATGTCGGAATAGCGGGACAGCTTTCGTCCATTGGGAATATCTTTGTAGCCGCCGCGGTTCCAGGTGGCACCAACGTCTACGCAGCTAACGATAACGCCGCTACCAAAGGCTTGCAACTCAACGTCCCAACCGGCTCGACAAATGGATTTACGTTTGCAGTCAACAACGTCGCTGTTGCTAAAATTAGTAACGCTGGGCTCGGTACATTCGTTGGAGTCGCTGCGGGTGGGCCGATTACGACGGCGACGACCGGCTCATTTTCCGGGAGAGTCACAACGGTTGCCGGATTCCCTACGTTTGCAACGTGCGCCGATTCTTCTGCCGGACTCATTACTTGCTCGGCAACCGTTGCGTATACGTCTGCGACGAGCTACGCTTGTGGAATGAGCTATTCGACGAACGGGGACTCTCTCACGGGCTCGGCGTCGGGAACAACGGTTGTGAATACGTCGAACACGAGTGTGACGGGAACCGTGGTCGGTCTGACTCTTGTCAGCGGAACGGCAAACCTCATGTTCAACTGCCTTGGAACATAAATGAGCCAAGTCCAATCGGGAACCATCGCCAATGTCCCAGCCGACTCGGCCGCAACGGCGGCTGGCACGTTTCCTGTCCCCTTCGCCTCCGGCAGTACCCCAAACGTCTCTCTGACGATCCTTAACCCGAGTACCTGGGACGGCTACCAGCTCTCCATAGCCCTCGTCGGAACGCCGACGAATCTGGGTTTTAATGTTATCGTTTCAGGTGGGGCGGCGGCTTCGACTGTTTCGGTTATGTGGCAAGCCTCCGGGGCTGCACCATCGGTAACCTCTACTGCTGGAAGTACGCCCCAGGGACTATCGGGACTCGCTGCGATCACCGAAGTCCAGAACTACGCGAACGAACCCACCCTCCCGACTCCCGCAACGATTCTTACCTTCTTAAACAAAGGCGTTGAGGAAGTGGTACGGCGCATCGGCGGAATACGACTATGGGCTCCGTACCCGACCGTCTCTATGCAATCGACGGTGCAACTGAACGACGACGTACAAGACATCATCTCGGCTAATTTCTCGATGGGAAACGCCAACGCTGCGAGTACCGGAAGCGCGTCTCCCTTTGCACAAGGGGCGCTCGTTTACCCGATGGAGCAACTCGAGCAAAAGATGTTCATGGACGCTGCGGCTGGGTTTCCGGCGGTTGGGTTCGGGCCTCCGCAAGCGTACTTCGTCTACCAAGATACCGGCACGGCTCCGACAACGGTTCTCCCGGTTCCGCCCCAGGTGCAACTCGCTTTTGTCGAAGGTGCGGGGAGCGGTGCGACGATTGAGGCTGGGGTTACCTACGTCAATGCCTATGGCGAGACTCCACTCTCGACGGTTGCAGACGTTACCTTCGATGCGGGCGACCAGGGGCAAGCACAGTCTCCGCCTGGAGTTTCTAATGCAACCGGCTACAATGCGTATGCTGGCGCAATCGGCGGACCGTACTACTTGCAGAACTCCGCTCCGGTAGCTCTTGGGACTCCGTTCACGCTTCCTAACCCGCTCCTGACCGGAACGGCCCAAGCCCCGAGTAATAATACGGCGACAGGCGCAGGGACGGGTGGGGCGCTCTGGATGCAACTCTATCCGGCGGCGATGATCGGGCAAGTCAATATCTACTACCGCGCCCGCCCGATGCTCTGGGCCGATACCACAGCAAACTCCTGGACGAACCTGGACACCTCAGCCCAGGAGGCAGTTGTTCTGTTTGCGGTTATGCGGGTACTCTCGAACAGGGGGCGGGCGGCTGAGAACGCTCCTTGGAGAACCGAGTACGAAGCCCTTATCACGAGTATGCAAGAGAGCGTACAGCGGCGCACAGTGCCTCGATCTGGGCAAGTTAGAGATGTACGGAATCGCTCATTCGCTTCTAGCCCGTTCTGGATGCGTTAGTGCCGACACTCCAGCGGCTCGGGAAGCTCCAGACTGGGCAACTGCAATCCGATGAGTTTGCCTTTTATGGCTTCCAAAACGGCTTGGATGTCCGCTCTGCACCACAGTTAGTTAGCGATAACTCCCTAACCATCGGAAAGGATGTCTACCTACGTCCTGATGGCGCGGCGCAACTCAGAAACGGAATGGCGACTTACGGCAACTCTCAGGCTGGAGCGCACCCAACAATTCTTGCTAGATTCTATCAAGATGTCGTTAACGGAACTCAAGGAGCAGAGACGGTTGCGCTGCTCGCGCAGTTCGACGGGACGCTCTATAGCGTTCCGTCCTCTGGAGCATGGACGAGTATCGGGTCAATCGGTGGCGCAACGGCTATGCCGATGACTTGGGTGCGAATCCAGAATCCCAACGACCCGAATTATACCTCTGGCCTAACCGACTGCATGGTGATCTGCACGGGGGTCAACGGGCCGTACATCTACGACGGCACGAACCTCTACACGCCGGCTGGCTGGAGTGCGGCGTCCGGAGCGTCTTGGGTTGCAGCCGTCAACGGTATCGTTTGGTTCGGGGGTATCAAAGCAACCCCGAATCAAGTCTTCGGAACGGGCGACGGTATCATCGCCTCAATGGAGACGCTCCCGGGCTACCGTAACTTCGTGCTTTCCTTCCCAGTTACGGGACTCGTCGCTCAAGGCTCGGGAGCAACGGCGACCCTTGTAATCGGGCGCAACTCTGGACTCTCAGTCCTTTACGGAACCGGACCCTCCACGTTCTTCTTGCAAGACGTGCCCTTCCAGGACGGTGTGACTTCGGGCCGCACGATGATCTCGACCAACGGAGTCGTCTATTTCCTTGGGCACATGGGGTTCTATGCCTTCGATGGGCAGAGTGTACCGAGGCAAATCTCTACCAAGATCGAGCCGTGGATCCTGAACGACCCCCTGACTCCAGGCTACCCCATGACGCAGAACTGGAATCTCTCTTGGGCTCAGGTCTACAATAATAGAATCCACCTTGGGTACTGTAGCAACTCCACCACGCAAAATACAATTCTCTGCTACGACCTTTTTGTGAACGGCTGGACGGTACTTGCCCCGACCCCAGGCATCGCGTCGATGATTCTCCTCGACGCTCCGAGTGACCCGAACCCTTATGTCTGTTTGGTTGGGTCTGCCACGACAGGGCAGGTGTATACTTGGGACGCCATAACCTCGACGACAACCAATACGGTGCTGGATGGAACGACTCCAGTGCTTGCCCAGGTACAGTCCAAATATTTCAAGATCGGTGTCCCTGGCTCGAACAAAGCCATGCAGCGATTCTATCCCGAGTTCCAGATCGCAGGCAATTTTCAGGGGAGCTTCATTATCTCAACCGACTACGGGCTGACGACAACCAACACGGTCTTGGCGAACCCGCTGTCTATCTCGAATATCGGGGAGTGGGATGTTTCGCTTTGGGACGTCGGCGTATGGGGAGGACTCTCTGCTTTCGTTCCATTCGGAGCGCCGTACTCAAGAATTGATTTACCAGGGCTCCAAGCAGAGAGCTTCGCCTTTGGTTTCAACATGACGACCGCCCTTGCTCCCTGGATATGGGCTGGCGGATCGGGTGTTTTTAGCCAGCGTGGGCGCACATGAGCCTTCTGTCGATACCAAACAACTTTTCGCCACTGACGACTATTCAGTCGGCGCTTGTCGATGCCAACTTCTCGGCCGTCGCTACCGCCGTCAACAACATAGACAATACGAATATCGGCGCGGCTGGGCTATACGCGACAAACCTCATTCCGGTGTCAACGGCAACCGCCACTTTTGGTGGGGCGTTCGGCTACAAGTTCTATCCAGCCTCAACTGGGCAGGTACCACTTACCGTTAGTGGCGTTGCAGCACAGACGGCAGACCTGTTCGATGTTACGCTTACGAGCGGCGGCACAAAGGCGTTTGCCATTGCGGCTACTGGGGGAGCGACCTTTTCCGGTTCGGCGACCATCCTTGGACCTATCCTTATTACTGGCACGAGTGGCGGCGGAAGTTCCGCAACTTTTGTTTCTGGTAACACCGGTAACTCGATGCTCTTCAATGTTCCAACTGGACAGAGTTACTCTTTTGCGGTCAATGGGGTAGGCGTTGCTAGTATCGGGGCAACAGGGCTTGGCACGTTCTCTGGATTGACTGCCGGGACTGGCACGGTAAAAGGCGCTTCAGACGGCGCAACCAACACCTATCTGCTGCCCTTTTATACAGCCGCAGGAGCCGCGGTCGCCTCAACGGGCCATGCCGTCTTTGGATCTGCGGTGTTTTCAGGAGTAAACAATGTTGCCGTAACACTCTCAGGCGCAGCGGTATTCGCAAGTTCTACGAGTTACCAAGTATATTGCTCATTCACGACTGTCAATGCAACTCACGAAGTCATCATTGCTCCGTCATATGGCAGCGGTTCTGCCTTCACGCTAACAACGGCAGATTGTGCCAATGGCACCGCACCAACTATAACAGCAACAGTCTACTGGGTAGCTATCGGAACCTAATGGACGCTTCATCTATCGCCCTTGCAACGCTCTTTGCAGACTGTGTAACTACCCGGATGATAACAACCAGGCAGGGAGGATACGAGATAAACCCGGTCATTCGGGCTCTTGACGGGCCGCGCGTTGACCCGGTTCGCTGTACGGTCGGGGCGGTTGGTCTTGTTGAAGCCGTTCGGCTTTTCCCAAGGAAAGATCGGAACGGTGCCTATAAGGCTATAGCCATTGTCGACGCAAGTTTTGTAGCGCGCAACATCCGCATTCTCGTGAGGTTCAACCGTTAGTGGACATTCAGGCCAAAATCGACACCCTCATCGCCGAGTTAGAAGCCCTGGAGAAGCAGCAGGCACAGAACCAGAACGCCCTCCAGCAGACCCAGATCGGCATTCACCAACGGCACGGAGCTATAATCGCCCTGCGCCAACTCCTAGAACCGCCTGTAGAACCAAGTGCCGAATCCAAATGAGATCGCCGCTCATGCGCTCAACGTGGCTACCCAGGCTCTTCAGGCCACGCAGGGCACAGGCATCCCCCTTACGCTTCCCCTGGTGGATAAAACCCCGCTTGGGAGTTTCTGGGTCCGAGTCGGGGTCAGTATCCCGGTTGCCGGGATTTCTATTCCGATTCAACTCCCTCGGGTCCCGAGTGCTTGGATCGTTGTCGATAACAACACCAACGCAATTCTCTACCGTACTGCCGCAGACAAGGCCCTGGCAAACCCGAACTCCATCACGCTGCGTTCCTCTGTATCGGCAACCGTTGTCAGTCTGCTCGTGGGTTAAAGCGGAAAATCATGTACAGCCGTAGTAGTGGAGGACCATGAGCATAGAGACGCGGGCCTCCATTTGCGATTGGTTGGCGTTCAGCGCAGATTCGCAGCGCGCGGACCTCATGGACCCAAACCTCACCACGACCGACCTCATCGAGTTCTTGGTGCAGTTGCGCGTCTATCGTCCGCAGCCACAGAGCGTCCTAGTTACCTCGGTTCACTCAGATCATCCGACCATCGACGGCCCAGACGGGCACAATCCAGGCGGAAACGCAATCGACTTCGTGGACAACCTGGGCGCGCCCGAGCACCTTCTCGCCGACGTGCAGAAATGCCCGAACGCGCGCGGTATCGGCGCTGGCGGCTCGTATCAGCAGTACGCGGCGGCCCTGGGCGGGTATAGTCCTGAGTCCAAACTGTTCGAGGACAACAACTCCGACCACATTCACGTTCAAGTCGTGGGCTATTGACATGAAAGTTTTCTGCGCTCGGTTCTCTAAGGCGATCGGCGCGCTCGGCGGAACCGGCGTCGGTCAGCTTATCAGTTGGGTTTTCATCGTCGCAGGTCATCCGTTGCCTGTCGCAATCGAAGGCGGCTTACCGATCGTCGGCGGCGTGATCGCAACCGTACTCGCGCCCCCGAACTCACTCACGTCACCCACCGTGCCCCCGGCACAGCAAGGACCATAACATGGCAGTAAGCATTCCTGGTACCATCGCAGACTTCGTAAAGCAAGAGTACGAAGCCAACAAGCCCGCAGTTCTTGCGCTTATTCAGCAGTCCGAAGGCGGCGTCGAGAACGTCATCATCGCGGCAATCGAGGGCGCGCCCGCGCCGGGCGGCATCCTCGGCATGCTCTTCAAGAGCCTCCGACCGCAACTCGAAGCCTACGTCAAGAACCTCGTGGCTACGCAGGGGCCGGAAATCGTGTACGAGTTTCTCGATCGCGCAATCGCGGCGGAAGTCAAAGCCCTCGGTGGCTAATGGAGTGGCTTTCGGCTTCGATCATCCTCCTCGCCGTAGTAACCGGATTATTTTACTTCTCACTTAGAAAGGCAATACTCACCATGGCAGTTTTCCAAGCAACCTTCGATTCAGACCTCGCAGCACTCGTTACGGCACAGACGGCGTATGTTACCGCCGCCAACGCACAGATAGCGGCACTCAAAGCCGTCGCTCCGCCTGCGACCGACTTCTCTGCCCAAGACGCCACGGTGGCGACAGCGACTGCGGGCCTCGCAGCGGCGCTCACCGCGATCTCTCCCGTTGCTGCGCCTCCAGTCGTAGCAGCCACGGCCGCTCTCACCCCTCCGGCAGCGTAACAACTATCGGCGCTTTACGGTGCGATGATAGATACTTTAAGGGAAACTGACCACACTATGCCGGTACAGCCACGGGACGGTAACGGGAACGCTTGGTCCCTTGGGGCCTTCGTTGACCATATTCGCGAACTGCGAGCTGCCGACGATCGGCTGCGAACAGCCGACATGCAGTATCTCAACCAACGCTTCATGGACTCGCAAAAAGAGGTCTCAAACGCCCTTCAAGCAGCCGATAAGGCTACCAACAAGGCAGAGCAGAACTCGAACGATCGCTTCACGGCTGGCAACGAAATCAAAGAGGCCATGAAAGATCAGCAATCCCGCTTCATCACCCGAGGTGAGGTTTACGCCCTTTGCACGGTTGCGATCGCAGTAGGGGGATTTTTGGGCGCAGTAGTCGGACACTTCATCAGGTAAAGGAGACATCATGATTAGTTTTCTATTCTTCCTCATCATCCTGTGCATCGTGCTTTACGCGATCTACACGGTGCTCAACTACCTCACACTCCCACAGCCAGTAAAGACGCTCATCCTGCTGCTCATTGCGGTCATTGCGCTGTACGCAACGTATCAACGCTTCGGAGGGGCACTCGGGTTAGGCCACATCTAGTGCATGACGATAGAGCCTCTGAAGCCCGAGGACGCCGACGACCTGGTAGAAATGATGCGAGACTGGCAAGCCGGGCCTATCGTGATTGCGCCAGGAGCACACGGAGCGGTAGTACGCAACGAAGGTCGGGTTCAAGCCTGGGCGCTCTTGCGCGAAATGGACTACGGTTTCGTGATCGACGAGTTATGGGGCCTCAAAAGCAAGAGCGGGCACCTCGCGCTAGGCAAACTTGCTCGCTGGATAGAATCCACGATTGCACGAATCGCATCTGAACGAGGAGTGGACACCTTGCCTCTCGGGGGCATTTGCAGGCTCGACAATCCGACGCACTACGCTGCCTTGCAAAAGCGCGGTTATATCGTCGTAGCCCACGTTCTCGCAAAGGACATTCCCGCATGTCGTTAAGCGGGCTCTTCAGTTCCCCGCAAAAGCAGGCACAGGCTGGTGCACAGGCTGTTGGTCAGATCAATAAGGACGACATCACTGCACTCGAAGGCTACGTCGGCAAGCAGCAAACCGATTTACGCAGCGCGATTAGCGGGCTTGGGCCCAACCCGTACTTTCAGGCCGCAGGGAGCCTCTCGCCGACTACGGTTGACCCGACTGACACGGTGAACTTCGGTTCGAGCGGACCGGGCACCGAGTTAGGCATGACCGGCACAATGGGTGGAACTTCGGGTAAGGCTCCTGCTTCCGACCCGGCCAAGACGCGCGGAACAGGCTCCGGGACGCCGACGCAGGTTCCCGCTCCCGATGGTGGGGGTGGAACGATTCCGGCCTTCCCGCCACGGCCGTTCTCTCCGCAGACAACGGCGTCTCCATTCGGGCCAGGAAACGCTCGTAACCCGTTTGCTAGGCAGCCCTTGTAATGTCGTTTGCGGGCGGGGCCATGAGGCAGTTGGATCCGAGCAATCCGAATGCAGGATTCGGAGATCCTACGGTGATACCGCCTGACCCTTCGGGCTACTCTTGGGGAACTGCTCCACCTCCGACTCCTGGGCAGACTGACCCGACGCAGGTACCGCCAGTAGACCCGACTGCACCTGTCCCATCTTATGGTTTCGGGTACCCGGCAGGCCCCGCGCCAGGGCAACCGCCTCCGGCCGGGGCTGTAATGGGCGATCCTGGCGCTCAGGTGGGTGGAACGGCTACGGGTGGCCCAACTATCGGAACTGCTGCTCCAACGCCGACTGGGCAGCCCGGAGGTATCGCTAGTACCGCTCCGCTCCCACTTCAAGCCTTCGGCGGGCTACCGCAGGTTTCGCCTACCTACGTTGACCCGACCCAAAACCAAGCGTACATGCAGCAGTACGAACAACTCATGGCTCAGTCGATGCAGCCGCAGTTTCAGGCTCAAGACCAGCAGATGCAAGACCAACTCGCTGCCCGGGGAATCTCTAATTCCGGTTCTGCGGCGTATTCGATGAACCAACTCAAAGGTCAGCAGGACGCGGCTTTAGCCGGGGCGACGGCACCGATCGTTCAGCAGGGGTACGGGTACGGGCAGCAAGACATTACCGGGAACGCGAACGCCGCGAATGCGGCCACTTCGACGAACGCCGGGTACTACAACGAGGCGCTAACCGGGAACGCCAACGCCTACAACAACTACAACATGGCCCTTCTAGGGTACGGGGCTCAGAACCAGGCTGCTATTCAGGCGGCGTACCTCAATTCGTACGGTCCGAATACGGGCGTGACGAGTGCGTACAATACCGGAATGAGCGGGCAGGACAGCACCTACGGAAATGTCTACGGTCAGGCGAACCAAGCTCAGATGCAGACACAACAGCAAATGGGTCAAGGGCTTGCCCTGGCCTTCGGGGGCTAGTCGATGTCGTTTGCACCGCAGACACAGCCGCTCTGGCCTGCCGTCCCCCTCCCGCAGCCGCCTACACCACAGCCCCCTGCTGTCAACGCCCGTAAGAAGCACGACGCAAAGAAGGACCAAGAGAGAAAGGTCGGGGCAGCGGTCCTTAAGGGTGGACCCCCTCCGCCTCCTCCTGCCGCAGGGCCAGCCCAGTCTCCGGTCCCTGGAGCGACTCCGCAAGTCGCGGCCTTAATAACTCAGTACGCCGGAGGAGACCAGAAACTCGACCGGCTCGGAAAGATCGTTGCGGGGATAGAATCGT